CGACCGGCAGGGGCGGGCCCTGTTCTGCGGCACGCCCAAGGGCTGTGACAACCTGCTGCACGATGTCTGGCAGCTGGCGGGCAGCCTGGGAGCGGCGGAGGGCTGGTCACGCTTCCGCTTCCCGGCCTCGCAGACAGGCTATCTGCCGCAGGCCGAACTGGATGCCGCCCGCCGCGGCATGAGCGAGGCCGAGTACCAGCAGGAATTCGAGTGTTCCTTCGCCGCCGCCGTGCGCGGGGCCTACTATGCCGCCCAGCTGGATGCCGCCGATCTGGCGGGACGCATCTGCCCCCTGCCGGTGAGCCCCGATCTGCCCGTGCATACGGCCTGGGACCTGGGTATGGATGACGCCACGGCCATCTGGTTCTTCCAGGTGGAACCCTCCGGTACCTGGCGCATGCTGGACTATTACGAAGCCAGCGGCGAGGGCCTGGCCCATTACGCGGCCGTGCTGGCCGCCAAGGCCCGGCCGGAAGGAACGGCCACCACCGACGGCCTTGCGGGACGCGGCTTTTGCTACGGCCGTCATCTGGCCCCGCACGACATCCGGGTACGGGAACTGGGCACGGGCCAGAGCCGTCTGGAAAGCGCCGCCCGTCTGGGCATCCGTTTCGACATCGCGCCGTCCCTGCCGCTGGCCGACGGCATCGATGCCGTGCGCCGCGCCTTGCCCCGGCTCTGGTTCGACAGCCGTCACTGTGCCGCCGGACTGGCGGCCCTGCGCTCCTACCGGCGGCAATGGCGGCCCCGGCAGGAACAGTTCTCCTCCGGCCCGCTGCATGACGGCTCCAGCCACGCCGCCGATGCCCTGCGCTACGCGGTCACGGGCTTTCGTCCGCCGGGGCGGGCCCTGCCCCCGGCCCGGGCCCGCATCACCTATGACGTGCTGGGCCTGGGACGATGAAAGGAAGACTGCCCCGTCCCTGCGCCCTCCATATGCCCGGAGGAGCCCGAAGCCGGGATCGTCCCGACACGGTCATGCCGGAGACGCGCCGGGGCAGGAGGCCCCGCGATGCTGCCGCTGCGCTTTCGTGCCGGAACAGCGTCCCGTCTGCCGATGGCCCCGCGCTCACCCACCCCGGCAATACCGGAAACAACAGGAGCCCGCATGGAACACACGAATACACAGCCCTGCGACCAGACCGACGTGCGGGACGCTTTCCTTCTGGAAGCTATCCGGGACGATGCGGGCCGGAAAGCCCTCTTCGCCCGCATGTGCCGGGAAGGGCTCACGGGCTGTGCCATGTACGCCTGGGCCCATCCCCGGGAAGACGACTGGCTGCGTCTGGTCAGTGCTCCCGGCCGCCTGCTCCTACAGGCCACGGCCCCTGACGGTACGGCCCTGGCCTGCGGGCTGTTCAGTCCCTGGCGGGGACAGATCCGGGAATTCGACTTCACGGTCTTCCGCCCGGCTTTTCCGCTGGCCGTGCCGCTGGCCCGCGCCGCCTTCCGCTGGGTCTTCCGGCATACGGAGACCAGCGCGCTCTGGGGCCTGTGCCCGGTCAGCAACCGCCATGCCCGGCGTCTGGCCACGGCTTGCGGCTTCGTCATCACGGGACGCCTGCCCGCCGCCTGCTGGTTGGCCCGGCGCGGCATCCATGTGGACGGCATCCAGCTGCTCTGCACGCCCGAAACACTGGCCCGCGCCATAAAAAACTCTCCATCCTGTCACAGAGCCACCCAGTAAACAACCTTCATCCCCAAGGAGGACATATGGGATTCGGAGGATCCTCCAGCCCCAGCGTACCGGAAGTCCAGCCCGCTCCCAAGGCGGCCACCCCCAAACCCGTCACCGAAGCGGCCACGGCCGCCCGCCAGAACCAGAAGGACAAGGCCAGCAAGGCCGCGGGCATCCGGGCCTCCATCCACACCACGCCGCTGGCCTCGCAGGAGAACCGCGGCAAGACCCTGCTGGGGCAATAGGATGCGCCCGGCACAGCGTCCCGCGAGGCGCGCCCTGCTCGGAGCAGGACATCAGGGGGCCCCGGCTCCCGCGACGGAACGGCCGGAAGGCGAAGACCGCCTTGCCCTGCGCGTCCCGGCCCTGGCCCGTCGTTACCGGGCCCTGCTGGAACGGCGTTCGCCCTGGGACACGGCCTGGGAGAGCCTGGCCGAGCACTTTTTGCCCACCCGTTTCCGTACCGACGACAGCCTGGACGACCGCCCCCTGCTCAACCGCTCACTGGTGGATGCCACGGGCATTCTGGCCATGCGGACCCTGGCCGCCGGACTGCAGGGCGGCATGACCAGCCCTGCCCGGCCCTGGTTCCGGCTGGCTCTGGACGATCCCGACCTTTCACGCAGCCATGCGGGCCAGCGCTATCTGGATGAGGTGGAGGCCCGTATGCGCGTAGTGCTGCAGCGCTGCAATTTCTACAACGCCATGCACACCATCTATGCGGAGCTGGGGACCTTCGGCACGGCTTTCGTCTTCGAGCTGGCCGACCTGCGCCACGGCTTCCGCTTCGTGCCGCTCTGCGCCGGACAGTACGTACTGGATACGGACGCGGCCCGGCGGGTGGATACGGTCTTCCACCGCATGCACATGAGCCTGCGCCAGATGGTGCAGAGCTTCGGCCCGGAGGCCCTGCCGGAGAACCTGCGTCTGGCGGCCCGGCGCACGCCGGACCAGCGACATGCGGTCATCCATGCCGTGCTGCCGCGCACGGAACGCCGGCCCCGGCTGGCGGGGCCATGCCACATGCCCTGGGCCTCGGTCTACTGGTTGGAAGGCCGGGAAGGACAGGTCGTGCCCCTGAAGGAATCCGGCTTTATGGGCTTTCCCGGTTTCGGCCCGCGCTGGGACGTGGCGGCCAATGATGTCTATGGCCG